AAGAAGGTTCCATTGGGTCCAGCATACGTTTCTAATGGATCGGAGCCAAAGAGAACAACTTTATCTTTAGGAAGTTCAGGGAATTGACGGAGGACAATTGTAGCGGGATTGAGCCATAGACCGCCGAATTTTTCCAAGAAGGCAACCTTCAAGTAGGTCAGTTCAACATCTCGTAAAGGTAAGCGTTTGTTGCGCATTGGCTCGGGTAGTCCTCCAAGACGGCGCTCTGCATCTTGAAGTCCACCGATCACCTCAATATGATATTGATTTCCACATGCTGCAACAATGGTTTGGTAGCAAAGGTTCAAGAAGGGTAGATTTAAGACACGACTGCTTCGTGCCCCAAAGTCGGACCACCAACGACTATTAACATCCGTATCATCGACATAGATCCATACAGTGGGCGTGTTCATTCCACGCTCAAGGAGTTTATCATCAAAATATGTATTGCTCTGTTTCATACTCATATAGGCTGCAGTGGCAACTGCCGCCACAAGTATAGCGGCGGGAACAAGCACCGAACGGGCGTCCATCTAGATAGTTGGTAGATAGTTATTTATTCCAATGTATCTCATTAGAATAAATATCTATGATTCCCTAAACAGTCTATTTATGAGTAATGACAAGTTGTTTCATACGTTCAAAATAGTCTCTTGCAGACACTTGTTCTTGTGCTGCTCGAATCCGTCTCTGTTCTTCACGTTGTTTCTGTTGAGCTTGGTAGGCCTCTAACTGTGCCATTTCAGATGTATTGTATGCATCAGGAGCTCGTTCACGTTGTGACTTGTAACTATTGAAATCACGACTATCGACATGAATGCCTTGCACTTGATTGCTGACTGTATTTTCAGTTGTATAGGCGGCTCTCAAATCTGTAAATTGTTGTTTGGAGTTGGGGGCGGCCGTGTAATCCTTGGGTCTGTCTCGACCAAGTTCCACACCCATACTGACCGCCAATGTCATTTCCTCGGGTTGATACAGTGTGAGTGCACTAGATCCATTACGACCACCACGTGCCTCTTCTTCAAACATGCGATTAAAGACTTCACGATTAAAGTCTTTGCTAAATGCCTTGGCACCTTTCATCTTGGAGCTATTCTTATCCTCGCCACCTTTCAGCCAATCCCCATATCCATCTTCGTCGGGATCAGGAATACGTGTTTGCTCAAACATTTCATTGAAGACTTTCATATTCAGATTTTTAGGATTGAGCTTGACAGGTTCAACTGGCATCTGCCAATCCTTGGAGGCAGTTTGTCTTCTTTCTTGAACCGTATCCAATCCAGGAACAGCTTCACCCGCTCCACCAGCACCCACCTTTGTTTGAGCACCTTTGACAAGGCGTAGAATATCGACCAAATAAGCATAGGCGCGTGTTACAGCATCAAACGCTGCTTCAGAACCACCAGGTTTATCAGGGTGTGCTTTAATAACGGCTTTCTTGTAAGCTACTTTTAGAATATCTTCCGTCAAAGCAACCTCATCTTGGATATTCAAAACTTTCAAACATGCACTAAAGAATCCGAGGGCTTTTTCACTTCGCTTTGGCTTTGCGACTTCTTGATAAGGGTCTCTTTGAGTGTGGCTCTGCACGGTAGGGATGATTTGTTGACTGGACTTAGTTTGGGTTTGAAAGCTTTGAGGATGATAGTTAAGTTGTTGTGCTGGGGGCATGGGGGATCGATTTTGTATTTGAGGAGGTGTTAGAACTTGCCCTTGAGTTTGACCATACCCTTGCCCTTCTCCAGGAAGAGGCGGCGGATGTCCTCCATGTCGGACTGCGGCAGAATATTGTAGAATCGCACCATAGACTCCAGCGAGTTTAGCACTATTCACCATGTTTGGATCTCCCAGACATGTGTCAATCATTTGAAGACGCGTTTGATGGTTTTGAATAGCTAAAAGTTTTTTATAGATTCCAGTATGTCTTGGATCAAGTTGGCTTTGTATTTGACCCATGCTGTATGATTTCCTGTATTTCTTACGAAATTATTTCTTTAAGAGTTGTCGCAGACGTTCTGGCATAAAGAGGGGAATCTCCGCTTCACATTCCCAAATTTGTTTATGACCAGCTGTAAAGAGTTCAAAGGTCATGGGCCAAAATTGTGGAGTCATACGAGGAAGACGGCGCAGATCTCGGTTTCGAATGAGGGACCAACTCTGGAGAGGAAGAACAAGAGCAAGTTGTTCTTGGGGCTGCACTTGATTTTCATTTCCTAGAACCGCCTTGGGAAGCTCTACTTTATTCAGAACATGTTGCATTGTATATTCCAAGAGGTCTTTCCATAAGGGAGGTAGAAACCAAGGGAAACACCATTCAGGATCAGGATGCTGACCAGTATAGTATTGTAAAATCCAATCAAGTCCTCGCAAATACTCTTGACAAATACGTGCAGTGTCTTCCGCTCCTAGCCATCGCTCGGAATACACTTTACACCATGTATCCTTGAGTTGAATAGTCGTTTTCCCCTCCACTTTTCGAATGGAAGCCGCCAGGGCCATTTCTTCACATACACGCAATGGCGTCTTGTTCCATTCATCAACCGCCATTTCAAGAGCCGTCGTGCCTTGTGCAGGTCGATACCGCTGTCCGATCTTTGTCTCGCAATGTTTCAGAATAAGATCTTCTTCGCGTTCGGCTAGCCACTTGAAACATCCTAGAAGTCCTTCGTGGGTCCAACTATCTCCTCGGATCAGAGGTCCCACACATTTGCGCACATCCTTGAGCATTTGTAAAAACAAAGGATACCCACCTCCTTTGAGACTAAGAGACATTCCGTGAGGTAAAAAGTCATTTCCTAGCAACGACATGGCCATACAATAATCCATCAAATATGCCTTGTCTTGCCCTTTGACCAGATGCTCTCGCAGTTTATGAATACTAAAATATCGATACTCCTCTTCATTGTCCGTATATTGAACTTCGCCACAGTCTACTGCTTCACGAAAGAGCCATAGTTCTTCAATAGGCTGTAAGAGTGCGAGTAGAATTAAGTCTGCATCAAGACCATAAATGACATGACTTTGTCGTTTCGTTTGAGGGCAAGCAAGAATGCCGTCCATTGCCTTGTGTTCCCCTTCACCAAATTCATCGGCGCCACTTACAATCCATTGAGGACCTTGACCAGAACTGCACTTCTTAAGTGCATCCCCAAGACGCTCCATAAAGGCGGTGCCAGGGGTGATGGCATTTGTATCCCAGCGCGGCTTTCCAGCCTCCGACTTGCCAATCCGCACCTCTTCAGCGGCAGTCCAATGACTTTTGAAACGACGCAGTCTCTGTTGACGCATTTTAGCCATAGGAACAACTCCATCCACACCTACAAACACTTGTTCCGTCGGTCCCACAAGGGATACAACTTTCTTCAGATATTTACAAACCTCTTGAATGAGATGATTCTCCCATTCAAGACGGGTTTCTTCTCCTTCATACGACCGTGCTCCAGGACGACGAAGACAATGATAGACCATACAGTTAAAATCCACCCACAGATGGGTTGGCTGTTTGCCCTTGCGCACTTTGGACAATAAGCCCGGTATGCTGTCGCATAACTTTTTATAATACGAAGGAATACCCATACCTCAAGCAGGAAGGAAGCTCTCTATGAGTTCTTATTTGAAAGCGCTTAAGTATGTCGGCTCCGACGTTCTTTCCCCTGCATTTCATGATATTTTACGCTCAGCACCTGATGCACTCTTCTTAGGATCCAGCATCCTAGGACTTTTAACACAAAACTTTGCACTGGGTGTCTTTGTTCTAGCCATGGCTGAATTTGGTATCACCCACCGAGTTCTCGCTGGAATACTAAACTCTGTCCAAGGCAACTCCCGCCCCGCCCGTCCTGAAATTTGCAGCGCTGGAATTCCCAGTCCCTATCAAATTTCAGCGGTTGGACAACTCTTAGGTGAATCCAGCTTCCCCAGTGGTGCTGTATTTTTCCTCTCCGCTGTCGTTGCATACACGATTTCCAGCACGCTGAATTTTGAAAAGGAGCTGGAAGAACTTGGAAAACAAGAAGCCGAATGGAAGACACGTCTCCCCCTCAGTATTATTTTCAGCTGTTTATTTATCGTCCTCATAAGTATCTATAGAGTCTATTACTCTTGTGATTCCGTGTTTGTTGTTCTGGGATCTCTACTCCTAGGCGGCCTCGCTGGATTTGTCGTCTATCTCTTACACGTCTATCTCTTTGGACGCGACTCTATAAACTTTCTTGGTGTGCCGCTCTTGGCAGACCGCGCTGCAAATGGAAAACCGCTGTATGTATGCGCAAAACAAAAGGACTAAGAGTAGCAGAGAGACGGTTCTATGGAGAACTGGTTTGGAGACCTCATATGTTCCGCAAGACAATTTCTAGATCAAGGATTTCGGAGTCTTCCGACGATTTTAGCAGGGGCAATCCTTATTTTAGGACTCACTCAAGGAAATCTGAATTTCCTCTTTTTCTTTGTAGGCCTTTTTCTTGTTGCACCTCTCGGTGCACTTTTAACAAATGGTGCATTTGAGTTCTTAGCTGTTAATATTCCCTCTTGGCTTCCAGACTCGATTGGCTCCTTCTTTCGTATTCCAGAATCATTATGGCTAGTTCCACAAGGAGCTGCAGAACAGTGCTCTATGTTTACACCGTTTCCTAGTCAAGGAGTTCCTGGAGCCATCAATGCAGTTCCGAGTTATTGGATGACAATTATGGCCTTCTTTTTCTTCTACTTGTTTGCTAATGCCTATGCACTCTATACAAAACAATCGAGCAGTAAAGCAGCTCCAGAGGCGGTGCAAGCACGTCAACAACAAGCGATTGTAAGTATGACCATGCTTGCTATTCTAGGAACAACTGTGACCATTTTACGGTATGCTCGCACAGGATGTGAAACTGGTCTTGGTATTTTGATGAGCCTTGCTGTAGGCGGCCTTTTGGGCACAGGATGGTATTCGTTTATGCAAAGCTGTGGAATGGGTCGTCTTGATGATATCTTTGGAATTTCTAACAGAATTTTGCCGATGCAAAGTTATGAAGACGAAACCCCTGTGACTTGTGTGCCAACAAAAGAATAGACCCGAAAAATTGACCTCCCTTTTTCTTCGTATGTGAGGCACAGATACGAAGAAAAAATGTCTACCTCTACCTCTTACTCCTCTCTAACGATTACTTGTGTGCGCGCTGTTGATGAGAGCCATAATGATGATGTAATTACTATTAAACCGTGTATCTATTCTTCACTTGAACAACTCTACACTGTAGTTCACAGGATTGGGGTCGATCATTCCCCTGAGGAATACCAGCTGAAAACGTCTACGGAAATGAGTGACAATGGACTCCTGGTGTATATCGATACCCTGCTAGAGACTCTCTATTATGATGAGGACCCGTTTGATTGCATTCAATTTGATATTCCCAGTCTCCCCTCGATTCTAGTCAAGCCGCATAATCTGGATCTTGTAAAAGATCGTATTCTAACCTATCTAAAAATGATTCTTTCATCCGCTGTATCTTGGCCTCTAAATGCACACATTCCTACTACTACCACTCCCGTAGAGACTCCAAAGAAGACAAAAAACCATAAGAAGAATAAGCATCATAAGAAGAATAAGAATTCATCTGATAACGAATATGAGAATCAGCGCCATCGCCCTGATTCGACGCGTGAACACCTCTTCTTTGATGAAGACAATACCATCTCCTCTTATTATTATGATATCTAGATACCATACAAGAGACGAAGACGAGCAAGTTGCTGTCGCCACCGATGCGTATCTTCTGGTTTGAGCTGTTGAAGTGTATGACCTAAATGAAACATAGTGAGTATATCACGCACCTCTTTTTCAATACTCCGCCTTGGATATACCGAGGGAAGCTCCTCAAGAGCTGGTGTTAGTTTATCATTCATTTCGTTCACTCGTTTATGGCATTCCCAAAGCCATTTTCGAATCCACTCTTTACGACCCTCTCCTTGAATTGTCCGAAGATTGCCAAACGGTTTTTGTTTTTGGAAGTCTAAGAAATGTTGTTTGCAAAGGGCACAAGGCATACAAAACGCTTGTGATTTGATTAAAAACATCCATGCATCGGCCTCGTCATTCGTTTGTATGAGTGTTTTTTGTTGTCCAACACATTCTGCCATAGTGTGAAGAATCTTCCAAAATCGAGGCCCCCACGCTTCTCGATTCAGTCCTATTTGGGTTCCCTCAGTCATTCTTATTGTCTATGCCGTAAAATTGATTAGATTCTTTCACGCAGAAAAAAGCACAATCCCCAATGTCTTTGGCTATTCCACAGATATTACTAACCTCTCTTCTAGCGGCACTCGATAGCGAGGCAAAACGAGTTGCCAAAGATGCAGCTAAAATTCTCCGCGTGCCTGAAAAGGAAATTCTGCAGATTGTAAAAAAACTTCCAAAAGTACAGTTCAAAGTATACGATGATTCTGAACATTCAACATCTTGCCCTACACTCCTTCAAGACTCTGGACTTGTCAAGCGATGCCGCCATCCTTGTCTTCTTGGAACAAGTCGATGTATGCAACACCAAACTGCAGACATTCCAACTATTCCTGAATCTGTAAAATCGCTCACAAAACTAAAAGGCCATCCGTATTGGTGTGATGAAGATACACGTGATGTATATAATGAAAAAGGGGTATGTGTAGGTAGTCTTAATGCGGACAATCAATTAGAGATCTATTCCTTTGAAGATTAGGTCCGTATAAAGATAGAAGATATATATTGATAGTATGCAAGGATGAGTGTTCCTCTTGTAAGAAAAATAACCTTTCATCCAGGATATACGACGCCTAAAAAATTAAAACTGAAACGGCGTATTAGCACAAGCCCATTTCAACCCCCCACCCCTTTTTTACTTCCAATTGAATCCATTGAGGAGCCGTATAGAATTCAGTATCTTATGCACTCCTATTCTATACGACCGATATTCCAACGAATAGATACAAATGCAGCACTCGTAACCTTCTATGAAAAGAATGAACTGCTACAACCCTATCTTCCTATCGTCAAACAAACGAATGCACGAATTGAATATTGGTCGTTTCGGAATCAGTTTCTTCGCACAACCTTCAAGTATCTTGCTCAACGCTGGCTGTATAGACGGTATAGGGGGCGATATCTAAATACAATTGATTTTGTGACGCTTGATGAACCAAAGAGGGTAGTTGAAGTCTATGATTCTAGGGCAAAAGGGTCCTATGTATTTGAAGCAGCAAGCATTCGACGTTCGATTCAGGACTACTTATCCTTCACAGATTGGCTCTTTCCTGACCCGCAGCACCCTAAAAATCCTTGGACCAATTGTCCATTTACAATTGCACAACTTCAAACTATCATATGTGGATTATATAGTCATCAACTAACAAGCACATTTTTAGAGTGTTTTAAACAATGTAAGTGGAATCTAACCGAGTATACTATTCGATATAAAGTCCCTATTAAAATGGAGGGTTTGAAACATATGATACGGGATACAAGGTCGGAGGAATACTTGGAATTGATGGGTGAATTCATTGAAGATGAGTTCGAGTATCATGAGATTGATTTTACATCCCATCTTATTATTTTAAAATGGGCAGCTAAGCAGTGTCCAGATGACCCGTATATGGCAAAATGGATTGCACAATTTGAACAATATCATCGAGTGTGTATTTTGAATGGATCGCGTGTGCTGGATCGTGCAGATGATGTATTTGATAGAGTTCATGATGCAACGTATGCTTTATTCTTAAAGAATGCAGAAGTTGCACGTCTTGGTCGTATGCGGCTTCTAGCCACTCCGAGGCGGAATCTACGAACAAATTAGAATGAATGGGTGCCAAATGTTTCAAAGCCTTGCGAAAAATGTGTGTGAATTTTTTTGCACATAGAATCCAGGAACTCTTCTCTTGGGCAATGAATTCAGCGCCCGCACATGAAATTCTTCCAGGACTTTGGCTTGGAAATAAGGCTGCATCTCAAGATATAGACTTTTTGAGAGAAAGACAAATTACAGCAATCTTTAATTGCACAAAGGATATACCTTTCAGACAAGGCGTTCATCCAGCTATGCACCAATATAGAATTCCATTGGATGACAATCTGCAAGCCGATGAAATTCGAAATTTAGAGCATTGGTCCTGGGAAGCGGCCTATAAACTAGCCAAAGAACGGTCTGCAGGAAATCACAGTCTGGTCCATTGTTACGCTGGAATGCAGCGATCTGCCGCAACGATCGCTATTTATTTAATTGCAACCTATCGCTGCACAACTGATGAAGCTATTGCATTTATCAAACAACGAAGACCTGTTGCCTTTTTTGGAAATGTGAATTTTTATCAGAGCATTAAAGGGTTTGAAGATGGATTCCGACGAATGATTGCTGAAAAGGGCGCCTATGCACAGTATCCACGAATTCCTTTGCCAACGGACCCTGTGACTGGGACGTAGGGTTTAGCTATATCTTGGAACTCCCGTTTTGAATTCTATAAATCCATCCGGTTTAAAATAACTTGACGTGGCAGAATTAATTCCAACCCAAGGATTTGTTCCTCCGCAAACACTTTGGTCTCCAGTTTCATATCCTGTTCCATATAAATGAAAGAGGATATTTTGATTTTCCAGTGTGGTATAGCTGATTGGACTATAGGTAAGAAGAAAAACAGAACTGGACTTTTTAGCTGAATTGCGTAAAATCCAGTTTGTTTCATCATCTTGAAGGTCAAACATTTGTTTCATATCGAGTGCAACCTGAGAGCCATAGGAAGACCAGTCAGTGATCTGTCCATCAAAGCCTGCTGAAAATCCAAGATGCCATGTGGGTGTAGCAAGAAGGAATCCACTCGCAAGTGGCTCCATATATTTTTGACAAAAGACTGTTTTTTTGAATCCAGACGTTCGAAGAAACGTATAGGTTGCATCTGCCCTTTGACGCCATGTTAAAGAATGAGAGCTATATTCTAAAGGCCCTGGAACCCAATAAATACGCTGGAAATTGTTTTCCGCCCACCCTAAAAAATCCTTGGTCTCTGGACAATTTGCACGACCAATATTTCCTAACAGTGCTAAATACGGTGCATTTGGCTGAATTTGTTTTGCTGGATTTTGCAGCACAGATTTTGCAGTGCCTAGAAAGAGATTACTAAGATATTGAATTCGAAAGGTATGCATTCTTGCTAAATCCAGCTGTATTCATTTAAGCGCTATAGAATAGGAATGATAAAAAAACATAAGACGAGACGCACAAGACGCCAAAATAGACCCTCGTCTAAAATTCAGCATCATCATATGCTTCTGCGCTTAGAATTACAGCATTGTCCAACAAAGCAGGATAAGGAAAAAGTTTCGCAATTAATTCAGCATATTATTAAGGATATCAATATGAAAAGTTTAGCCACCCCTCACGTCTATTATGTAGAGTATCCCAGATATAATGAAGGATTAACTGGAATTGCACCGATCGAAACCAGTCATATTGCCTTTCATTTTTGGACCCGACCCGACCCTACCATCCTCCATACCACAAAGAGCAATTGTTTGCTGGAATTTGATATGTATACATGTGGGTCTTTATCACAAAGAAATGTAGGACATGTTCTTCATCATTTAACACAGTATGCTCCAACCTATGCGGATATAACAATCCTCAATCGGAATTTGGGCTTAACTATTGAGAGACATATGCACTGGAGCTCCGAGCAGAACCAATTAAGTTGGGCAAATTGGTTAGAGACTCCCGCATTTCACTAGACTATATAGAGAGATGAGACTAAGTAATCGTGATAGGGAGCGATATATGTATTATTTTGGAAAACTTCCAAGAACAAATGCCGAAAAAGAAAATATGAATGCTCAAATTAATACTATAGAACGTGATGAGTATGAGGCTGAACAAGACAGACAAGAAGAAGAGATGAATAAAATGTTTATGGAGCGTTTCGGTAGATTGCCTCAAGGCCCTGCTGAAGCTCGACAATTTTTAGAACAAATGCGACAAGAAAAAGAAGAGGAATATAGGCGATATGAAAATAGGTTAGTACAAGGAGATAAACTTGTGCAATTACATACATATCACCCAAATTTAAATACAACAATGGCTGAAGAATTGCAAATACGCATTGGAAATCCTATTCCATTCAAGCGTTATATACGTCGTCGTAAACGCGAAGGTATTCCTGAAAATCAAGCAATTAATGAATATGCACAAGGAGGCCCTGTTGTAGAAGGGGTTGGAAAAGGTCCGAACCGCCAAAATGCATATGCGAATGCACCCAAAGTCCTTAAAAAAGCAAATGCACAACGAGAAGGTTTAATTCCAAATCCTCACTATAGGGTGCCACAAAATGCAAATAATGGGGCATATGGTGGATCACGAACACGACGCCGCAGACATCGCGGAGGCCGTCGTCGTGGTCGCACATCTAGGAAATAACCCTAGATACCACTATAATGACTGAGTGTTCTTGCACTCGGATCATCTGTTCCAGGACTCCATTTAGGCATCCAGAAATAGGGAATACATGATTCAGCAGGTCTATAGAATTTATCAAATAGAATACGATAATAATAAGCCTCTGCCGTCTTTGGCGTCAGATGCTTGAAATGAGTTGCAGCGTTTTCCCAACCATCGCCAACCTCTTCTAAAGCGTGTCCTTGACAAATCTGATACCAGGATTTCTCATTGTTACCACTACCACTGACCCCATCGCTAAATGCCTCCTTCTTGCGATACAGAACTGCATCAGGAAGTAGATTCATCCCAGCAAAGGCTTTACGAAGCACCATCTTTTCTGTGCGACCTCCTTGAATAGGCCGAAGCAGACTCGTTGCTACACTTCGTGCTACAGCTACGAACTGTTTATCCAAGAAGGGCGTACGCGCCTCTAATCCATGGCTACTGATGCAGCGATCGCTACGCAGCACGTCATACATATGAATATCCTCTAGGAGACGACCACTCTCAGCCTCAAAGGCTTCATCACTTGGTGCGTTATAGAAATAGAGATAGCCGCCAAGAACTTCATCAGACCCATCGCCATTAAACACGACTTTGCAATCGGTGCGACGACGAATCTCACGACTCACAAGCCAATTGCCAACAGAGGCACGAACAGTTGTAATATCAAAGCTCTCAATATCACGAACAACAGCTGGAATGGCGTCTAAAAAGTCAGCAGGGGTCATAAGAATTTCGGTATGGTCAGATCCAATATGATCGGCAACAAGTCGCGCATGCTTCAGATCTTCAGATCCTGCAAATCCAATGCTGAAGGTCTTGAGGGGCGGCGCTCCAGCAACTTGCAGTTCTCGTTGTACTAAGGCTGCAATGAGACTGCTGTCTAGACCACCACTCAGAAGGGCGGCAACGGGGCGTTGCGTCATCATGCGTTTCTTTACAGCTTCTACCAATGCGTGTTGAATAGCCTTTTCAGCGGCCTCCTCTGTTGCCAGATCTGGATTCTTTAGCCAAGGAACTGTGTGATAGGCCTCAAATCCAATACGGCGCATAGTTTTCAAGTCATAAGCTGCATAATGTCCAGGAGGAAAGGGTTCGACGGCCACGCATTGATTCAGAGGCAGACCCTTCAGCTCGCTGCTGAAATACATGCGCTTAATAGGTATGGTATTTCCAGAGGGATCGAGAATACACGCCTTCTCAGATACTTCTGTAAGAGGCTCCCCAACTTCGTATCCAATAAACAGGGGACGCACGCCATAAGGGTCACGTGCAATATATGCAATTCCCTCTTGTGCATCGATAACTACAATGGAAAAGACACCGTCGAGGGATCGAAAAAAGGTGCGAGCATCGGTGGCCGTCGCAAGAGAGGCAAATAGATGTCCAACAACTTCGCAATCAGACCCACTTGCTGCTTGGATTCCGTGGCGTGCAGCAAGATCTCTCCAGTTGTAAATTTCCCCATTGCACATCCAATGCCAACGCCCTTTAGGATCCGTCATAGGTTGCATACCGGCTTCATTTAGACCATTGATGGCAAGGCGTGTAAATCCCATTTGAAACCCGCCCCCTTCAATCACTCGCGCAGCTTCAGGACCACGATTGGAAAGCTGTTTTACCCAGTGTTTGACAGATTCTGCCTTAAGAGGGGAACCAAGAAGGGCCCAAATACCACACATTCTATCTATGCAATCAAGGAGTTGTTTAGATGCTCATATATTCGCAACTAGAGTATAGAGATGCCGTTAGACCAGAGCGATAGAATACGCAAACTGCAAGAAATCAAGATTTTCCAAGGATGGGCTATTCAACAACAGACACTCCAACCCAATACGGACGTGAGTAGTTGCCAAGGGTTTGCATCCCCTACAACACTTCATAAGTTTAATACATATGGATATGCAAATCAAGTGGTAGAAGGTCGCCCTTATTTTAGCACATGCCAAACTCTGAGTCGTTAATACCCGGCTTAAAAAAGGAATGAATTCAATCCTAGAATGGACCCTTCTTCAAAACCAGTGAAACTCATTGCAGAACGTATTTCAGAAAGTATGACTATCTTAAATAAGTTACAGGACTTGGGAATTCCTCCTACAGACCCGTCTTATAAGGAGTTGAGCGGTCATTTTAACATTTGGATTAAAGGGGGTGAAGCGTGGACTGGACACGTAGATTTCTATAGGTGGAATCGACGGGCCAAAGTTCTCCTGCCTACAAAACCTGGCACTGTAGCAAAATGTGACTTTTTACATCATGTGTTCTAAGATTTCCCAAATATCGTTGTAACCAGAACTAATACGCAAACATCATACTTGCACGACCTCCAAAAATCCGTAAAATGTTATAGGTTTCTGCATAGACATAGACCCATATCCTTTGGGGTGTTCCCCCAGATCCAGCGATTCCTAAACGCAGCTCCTTCTTCATAATGCGACCCATATTGGCTTCTCCCATAGGCATCGAAGGTCCAAAATACCCTGCTTGCACTCCAAAAGGAATACAATACATGTATCGATTGATCCAAGGAGACTTGCGTTCTTCATAACTTGGTAAAATGCTTCGATACAGGGCACAATTTTCTGTGCTTGTTTTCACAAATTTGCCTTCATATGTTAGTTCAATGAAGGTCAACGGTTCAGATCCACGTGTGCTAAAACCAGGAACAAGAGGGAGGGCGCCATATGCGTTCAGACCACTGCAATCGGGCCACCAAGGCACATAGGTTTCAGAAGACACAGTGATAGTTTGCACAGGAGTTGATAAGTCTTTTGTAGCTAAGAAGTGTGTATTGTAAGGCACTGCATTGTAGTTTTGCGCCATAAAATACAGGTGTCGAATGGGATTGGAGAGCTCCATAGGGATGCGCACATCTGGAAATCCACGACTGTCTTTAGGCTCAATGCGATAGTGTTGACTGATAGGGAGTTGAATATCTGCAAGACGAAATCGATTGGCTTCGGGTTTATCAAGATAGATATATTCAGCCATCAAATAGGTGTCTCCCAGTTGAAAGGTCAGAGGCATTTGAATCACAGGAAGTCGCTGAAAAGGGCCTACACTCACAACACGATTTAGAGCAAGTGTTCCTTGAGGAATTTCAGAACCTCCAGATGCATAGAAAGAGCTTCCAGCTATAGGCCAAAGTGCAGACCCCTCAACCGATGGCACCACTGCTGTTGCAGGAACACGGGAGTCGCTGTAATAACAGCCATTCAAGGGTCTGAACTGAATACTTACACGGACTTCATCCACATGAATGGCCTCAATAGGTAATGCAGCTCCCAAGTCTCCACGACTAAACCAAAAGGGCAAGGGAACAACAACTCGAGTTGGTGTCGCTGAATTTCCAAAACTTGTTTCAGTAAATCCATTTTGCAGCCGACCAATCATAGAGTTGCGATTGACCACCTTTTCCAGCGGTGTATCATATTCGTCATGCATTTCCAGCAAACGAGCATCGAGTGTTTCCACACGAGTTCCACCAATATCCAGCGTAATGCTTTGAATGAGAGCGTGGCCAATGGAGTTTGTCCAACCGAATCGAGGACCTGCAAAGGTTAAGCTATTGGCTGCACAATAGGCTAAGGCGGCAGCTTGTTGGCTGTAAATATCGGGTAGAGTCACAACGAGATACAGCCTTGTCAATAGTTCTCCTTTTTTTAGCAAACGACAGACTGCTTGTTGACCGAACTGGGGCCTCTGTTGAAAATCGAGTCGCGACCATTGGGTTGTGAAACGCCCCGCGCGTGTTAAAACCTTCTTGTATGTGGATGTATCGGTAGCGACTTTGGGCAAAAGTCGTATATCTTGTGGACCGCTATGCAAAAGTCTCACCAAGGACGCCACCATCTACTTCTTGTCTTGTTTCTACAGGGCAAGATTTAGATGCTCTTGTGATACATAGTCTTTTTAACCCTTTATGAGCTAAAGACCTTGTTGGCAATGCCATTTTGGAATCGCACCCAGTTGATGGTAAGAGCAAAGACAACAACTTCAAATTCTAGATCTTCAGCACCACCAGGAGGCTGAATATCCATACGGAGACGGACATCAGATGTGCGACTTGCATTCATCCATCCTGCTGGATTGTGGCTTCCAGGAGTTTCAGAAAAGGAATATCCATAGACAAAATTGGTGTAAGCCACTATACCTCCACGATGCTGTTGGGCCACTTGGCGTCGAAAGAATTCCCCATCTTGTTGCACAAGGGTGATCCCATTGACTTGCAAGGTTGCTTCCACGAGCATACTTTGAAAGGGTCGGAAGACAGGATTGTACTCGCTTTCGAGACGATTGCTGTAATTCAGCCATTCATTATTCACCGATACGGCTTTGCGACGAATAAACCATACAAGATTTTCAAGGGGTCCATTGATTTCAAGAGGCAGCTGTAATCTTACAACCCCTGCAGAAGGTGTATTAACTACATACTTTTTGGGTTCTGCAAATCGAAAGGTCATAGCATCGCGATACATGCGCTCAAAGGGGGCTTTCAGCAAGGCATGGCGAAGTTTTCCATCAACAAGCATTCCATAGGTTACAAGGCGGCAATCTGCAAATGGAGGCACGCTTGAACTTGCAACTACAGTTGTTGTGCCTCCCGCAGTTATGTTCATAGGAAACTCTTTTCCAAGAGGGGTTTCATTACACGACAAACGAAGACCGGATGCACTGCGGATACATTGATCAAAGGGTCGAAGTGTTATAGCGACACGCACAGTTCCCTCTTTTACGGAGGACAAGGGGAAGCCATTGCGGAGACGAATCCGCTGGAAACTAAAGGGTAGAATACATGTTATGATTCCATTGGTTGTGGGAAAGACTCTGTATTCTGGCCAGGATAGTATTTCTGCAAAAGGGATACGACCATTGGCATCAACACCAAATCCAAATTGTGTGTTGATATCTGAATACAATACTGAAAACATATTCGTAAAATCTCCATCAATTGTTTCAAGAACCTGGTCTTCGAGCATGAACTCGGCCTTTGCAATCAAACAGGTTCCAAGACTGTTGGTATAATACCACGCATCCGATGGAGTTTGATAGGTGTAGAGCCCTAGTTGAAGAGCTTCGACAACGGATGGAGGAAACCAATGTCCGAGACGGATTTGTAGAGCGACTGTAAATAAAAGATCACAGCTGGTTACACTTCCAAGTTCAAAGACGAGCTTACCGCCAAATTCAGCAGACCCCTTGGGAGTAAATTCTTGAATGACGGGAGTAAAATTTAAGACGCGTCGAGAAGAGTCTCGGGTAAACCAGGATTTCTCAGATGTCAACGGATACAGATCATCATCCATTTCATCGCGATCGGCTAGATCAAGAACTGTTGTAGCATCTCCAAGTGGTCTGCTTGTATTGAGGTTCATAGTCCTCACCCTACTTGACACTAGATAGAGTCTTTAAAAGAGAAGACCCGCAAATCACATATCGTTCAAAAAAGGTTCCAAGAAACATTAGTAGAAAGAGTAGATGGGCACGCCGACAATTCCGAATATAAGGAATACACCATTGGCAGAAAATCAGCAGATTACGGTGGCGTGGTCTGCACCTTCTTCTGGAGAGCCTTTGAGCTATCGTTTAACGCTGAATCCTGGAAATCAGGTTGTATCAGGTATTCCTGGGAGTTATAGGGAATATACTATTGGTAGCCTTGTTAACGGAACACAATATACCATTTCGATCGATGCAACAAATGATGGCTCCACATATGGTCCCGCTGCCAATTTCATACCGATATCCCCCGGAGGTCCTCCTTCAACTGCTGTTCAAAATCCAAGAGCCATTGCTTCAGGAAGCAATGGAATATCAGTGTCTTGGAATCCTCCAACCCCATTACCCAATCCTCCACCTACCTTCTATATTATTTCAAGTGCATATGTATATTCAGGAGACACCCCTGTAAGTATTGTGCAACAAGCAAGTGCTGGTAATAGTATCTACATTTCAAATGTAAATCCTACAAAGGCATATGAATATTCTATTCAACCTGTCAATGATGTTGGATATGGCCCTTTGACAACCACGAACAATGTGAATTTAACTCAAAGTGGAGGGGTCTTTGATTGGGGTGTGCAGATGTACGGAAACTCGAATCGTGCAGGAACAACATTACCATGTTTTACAACTGCTGTTGCAACAGATACACAAAATAGTCTCTATGCAACAGTGTTGTTTTATGATTCCACATTCACAACCCAAAATTATCATTCCACGCTGGGAAATGGAACGATTAGTACATCTTTAGCAGCACGTTTTGTATCAAGTATGGGATTTTCAGGATTTCCAAATTTAGGTCTTGTAAAATATTCATCAACAGGAACTTTACAATGGATTGCAACTAGTATTAATAATACAGCCAGTTTATTCCCTGCTGGATTAACAACGGATAGTCAAAACAATATATATTTATTACAACAAATTGGTTCAATTCCAAAGACATTTTATAATGCAAATAGCAATGTAAATGCACGGGGAATTATGACTGCTGGGTCATTGTTTGGGACAATGGCTCCAATATTGACTAATTCTCGTCAATCAATTGTTAAATATACATCATCGGGTCAAGTTGTATCTGTAACCCCTATAACTGATTTATCAACCCAAGCAACTCCTCGAATGTTTAGAAATATAATACAAACAGATGCAACTGATAATGTATATATACATTACTATACATCAAATAGTCCCGTCTTTCATAGATTTACGGGTGTTTCTACAGGTAGTATTACTTATTTATCAACAAGTGTTATATCAACCCTTACAGGTATCAAGGGTGTGTTGGCAAAATATGATAGTAATTTAAATATCCAGTGGGCAACCTATACAACTCCTAGTTTATTAGGTCTAAATAATGCAGATTCAAACGCACAACTTGCAGTCGATTCCAATGGAAATTCCTATGTGACTACATTTATTTCCAGCCCTAGCACAGTGATTTATCAATATGGGGGGTCAAATGCAGGACCAACACCAGGAGTTAGAGCAGGAATCTATATGATTAGCACATACGGAACCATGTTAGTTTCTACATCACGATCTTTCCAAACCCTCTTGACGAAATACAATACCAATGGGCAAGTGGAATGGGCGACACAGGTATTTTCAGCATCCTCTACAAATACGGGTGTTGTAGGAAATGCAGTGACAACAGATATTTATGGAAATGTGTTTATCGCGGGGTCCAATTCATCTAATGCACCCCAATTTCATTCGTTCCAACAACGAACATCCGATGGATTTATTAGCACAACTGTATCTGGTGTCCTAGATTACAGACCATCAACCCTCGGTGAATTTATTGGAAAATATGACACGAATGGACAATTTTTAAGAGCATCTGGTATGTCAAACTTTGCAAATAATTTTAATGGCCCTTTATCTAACTTTGGTCTTACAAGTGATTATTTAGGAAATGTGTATATAAATTCTGGTCTAGGAATAGGATCTGGTTGGAATCTAACATATTTTGATTATTATAGCACAATAGGGTCAAATATTCAATCTTTACCGGTTATGACATTTAATACTCCATTAGGTGGGGGGGTGAATCAACTAACGCGCTATACTATACGTAAATATAATAATGATCTTCAGATGCAATATCTTTTAGTGTTTAGTAATGCACCAAGCGTTTCAAGTCTTTTTGGTATAAGTAATATATGCATTGATCGCACAAATGCAATGTATATTGTTGGGTCTGCATTAAATTCTACCATAGGAACTGGTGTCGGTATAACTACCCCCCAAACATATCTCCCCGTTCCTCAGTGGCAAGGTATGCGCGGTCCGCCCTATTCTGGTGTAACCCAATTTATTCAAACCTCTTCTTTAGCCATATCCTCTCCAATGGTTTCTACAGGAACGTATGGATACCTTTTACGCTACAAATAAATACTAAATCAAATACTATACAATAAAGCCTAGAGAGACTAGTGTTTAATACATATTTTAAAAAGTGTGTATTAAACCCTACCATATGAATCCTGCGTAGAGACATATATAACTATTTGCAGATATAACTTTAGAATCTAAGTATAGAAATGGCGACCCCCAGTGTCCCTGTTATTA